CCTACACATAATACAATATTTGCGTGTTATAAGGTCATATTTTATGCTTTAAAGTATGAAAATGCCTCTATTTACATTTATCGTAAGACTCTACCATCATTGAAACGTACCAGTTGGAAAGAGATTAGAAATATTTTATATGATTTGGAAATTCCTTATGAAGAAAACAAGTCAGAGGGAGTTATTTCATTCAATAACGGCAGTAAAATGTATTTTGGTGCATTAGATGAGTTGTCAAAGGTTCGTTCTATAAATGCAGATGTTATATACATCGAACAAGCAGAGGAACTTAATAGCCCAGAGTTTTACATTGAATTAATGTTAAGACTTGGTAGGGGTGAAGCATCTAAACGTAAAGGTGGATACTCTCAAATGTTGTTGGTAGTACAACCTGAAAGTGAAGAACATTGGATTTATAAAAGATACCATGAATTTACTGATGCAACAACAGAATATGAGAGTAAAAAGCAAGAAGCAATAGCTAATGGTGAAGATTACCCATCATATGAAGAAATACTCGCTAATATCCAACGTAGAAGAAAAACTGCACATTTCCATTATAGTGAAAATCTTAAACTACCAAAATTCCAACGTGACTACTATGATAACCTTAAAAACGAAGATTATGAATTATGGTTAAGATATAGTGCTGGTCAATGGGGTAAATTATCTGATGTAGTGTATCCGAATTACGATACTGTTGTTGTGCGTGATAATTTTGATTTCTATTCATTCGGCTGTGACTTTGGATTTAATAACCCATCATGTTTCTTATTATGTGGATTTTATGATGATGAATGTTATGTTATCGATGAAGTGTATGAACCTAAATTATTGAATAGTGAATTAATTGAGAAGTGTAAGGAAATGTTGTTTAAACATAAATTGTTACCTGAACATTTGAATGTTGGATTTGGTGATGCTGCTGAACCTGATAGGATTGAAGAGTTTGTGCAGAATGATTTTCCAATGGAAAAAGGTATCAAAGATGTTAAAGCCAAGATTTCCACTACTAAACAGACTAAAATACACATTCACCCACGTTGTGTGAATACTATCAGAGAAATTAAAGGATATAAGTACAGGAAAAATCGTGATGGGGTCACACTTGATGAGCCAGTAAAAGTCAATGACCATGCTATGGACGCTTTATCCTATTGTATTTATGGTATACGTGGACAATTAAGTCCTAATCGTAGATTTGGAGATAATGATGGAAATTACTTTAATAAAATAATGGTGTTTTAAATGGGATTTGGAGAACGTATAATTAAAAGAGTTAAATTATTCAATTCGGAGAAATCCGATGTTATTGATGTCGCATATGACGGTGTTTCTTCAAATATCAATAAGGACACCATCGACTGGGGAGAAAAACTTCCTGATTTAATTAAACCATCAATTAAGAATTTAAGATTATGTGCTGAGAAATCAACAGTAGTTAATGGTATACTTGAAGATTTAGTAATCAAATCAATTAGTGGCTGGGTTATTAAAGGTGATAATCAGGAGGCTATTGATTTTATCTCTGACCAAGATGAGAGATTAGATTACAGTAATTTAATGCACAATGTAGTGTGGAATAATGGTGTTGATGGTATTGATTTTAGACATATTGTTATTGAAGATAATCTTGTTTCATTAAGAGAATTAGCATTTGATGGTGAGAATTATCGTATAAAAGAAATCTACGATGATGAAACAGGTTCTAAAATCATCGGTTATAAGCAAATTGTACAAGTTAATCAGAATACTAACAAAGGTTGGTTTAACAAGAGATTTGCAGAGATTACACAAAGAAAGAAACAAATGGAATTTTCATTTGAACCTGATGAATTATTAGTGTCATCATTTTTCCGTAGACATGATAAACCACATGGATTAGTTGCTAATGTGCTTGATGAAGCATACATGTTATCAGTATTACTTCGTATGATGCCACAAATCGTATTCAAACAAACTAACACTTTATTTTTGCAAATTGGTAATAAGGAACGTAAAGAAGTTAATATATCCAAGCAAGAAGTAATTGATATGGTTGAAGAGATGTCCGATTACCATAATCTTGGTGTACAAGCATTACCATTTGGTATTGAACCGAATTTAATTGGTGATACTGTATTACCTAAAATCCAAGATTATTGCCAATATCTTGAACATCAGATATTCGTTGGAATGTTTACACCAGAAGCAGTATACTCTTCAAGTAGTAGTAATCGTTCTACTGCTGTTGTACAATTGGATAGTGATAAAAGTGGTAGAGTATTGATCCAAGAATATATCCAAGAAAAACTTTCAAGATATATGGAGCATTTATTTAAAATAATGTTGGATAAGGCGAATATTACTGGTAATGTATGGATAGAATTTAATCCTGATGTTAATGATGGAATGTATATGGAAGATACTGGTGATGATGGCACAGAAGATAATTCTGATGTTATGCTTAATGAGAATGGTAATATTTCTACTTCTAAACCAAGTGATGGTTTGAATATGAATAATATTTCTAATGCTCAAAGAGGTGTAAGTGTTGAAAGTAAGTGAAATTCCATCATATGAAGAGTTTTATGGTTTAATTGATAATGAATTATCAGATGATGATTTCCAACCGAATACATCAGATGATGATTTAAAAGAGATTATACTTATTGCATTAGGTTTATTGCAAGATTTCTATTTAGAAGTCAAGTATTATACTGAATATGATATTTTATCTGATAGGTTTGAGCAACAATTATCTAAATTCAATCTTGAATTGAAAGAACAGTTATTAGTTTTATTATCTGATTATATGGATAGTGTTTCATCAGATTATGATTTAGAATATAATTTACCATCACACATTGTTGATACAAAAGTGGATTTAGAGGAAATAATTGATGCAGGTGTTGATAGTGTTACTGATACATTGTATGCTGATTTGAAGGATAAGGCTACTTTTTATAAGGAAATGGCAATCACTACTGGAATGTTTAGTTTACATTCTAATTTCCGTAGAGCAGTACGTAAATTATCTAATGTAGTGGATTATAATTCACAATACTTGGCTAAACGTATTGATAGAAGTTATAATGAGTTTGTTTATGGGCAAGAAGCATTATTCTATTGGATATGTAGTGGTAGGAATACTTGTCCATGGTGTTATTCAATTGAAAGAGAAAGCCCATTACCATTATCAATGTTACCAATTGACCATCCTAATGGTCATTGTACAATTAAACCAGTATTACCTGATGTTTATTCTGATGAATATTTAGAAGTAGTGTTAAGGTGATGTATATTGAATGATAAAAAAACCATATTTAAAACTGGTGAAATAACATACTCAAAGGAATGGTATGTTAAAAATGGTCTTGATGTTAAACCAGTAGTTTATACTAATCAATTCTTAAAAGACATTGCATCTAATACCATTGGTTCAAGTTTAGAATTAACTCATGGTAATGAAAAATATGATGTAATAGGTTATGTTAATGATTTTGATTTCATCGATGATGAATTATTAGCAAATATATCGACTAATAATGAATTGAATGGATTAGGTTTTAGCCCAGAATTTTCTGCCGACTTCATAGACAGAGGAAATTCTTATGAAGCAGTTAATGGTGTGTTATTAAAAACCATTTTAACTGATAATCCAAGAAGTCAAATCTTATGTAATAGTGTTGAAGAGAACAACACTAATGGAGGAAGTCAAATGAGCGAAGAAACTATTAATATTTTGAATAAACAAGTTAAAGACTTAAATAAAGAATTAGCAATCGCTAATAATAAATTAAAGACTTATGAAGATAAAATGTCTTCATTTGATGAATTACAATCACAAATAGATACTTTAACTCGTGAAAGAGATGAGTTTAAAGTAGCTGTTGATAAATTAACTCCGAATGCAGAAGCATACGAAGAAATAGTCAATACACGTAAAACTGAATTATTGGATAAAGTATTCGGCAAAGATGATACTGCAAAAGAAAGATGGAGAAAATACTCACTTGAAGAAATAGAAGACTTGGCAAAATATCAATCTGTACAACAATTACCACATGGTGTTAGTGCAGAAGTTGGTGAAGGCATTGGTGAAGGAAACGATGGTGAAGAAGAACCATCTGATTTCGAAAAAGCAATGGCTTTTTATAAAAAAAACCACAATGGTAAAGAACCAAGTTTTTTAAATGATAAGGAGGATTAAACTATGGGATTAAAAGAAGCAGGTGTACCTGCAAGAGATTATGGTAATAATAGACCAAGAATAGCTGTTAAACTTTACGAAGGAGATTTAACTTTCTCTGCTACTGGATTTGGAGAAGATGGCAGAGCAAGTGGTAGATGGGACGTTACTGCACCAATGCATATTGGTCAATATGTAAAATTACACCCTGATAGTACACCAAAAGATATTATTGTACAACCAGCAGCAAATTCTACCGAAGCAATCGGAAAATTAGTAACTAATAACAAATTAATCTTTGATATTGACTGGACTGCTGATGACCAAAATATCTTACCACGTGAAAACAAATCATGGGGACAATATGTGCCAAGAGGTGCAACCTGTGAGTTCTTTGGTGCGGCAATTGATGAGTTAAAAGTTGTTGCAGAGAATGCTGCAATCGGTGCTGGTGATTACTTGAAATCCACAGCAAACGAAGAATTTGATAAAGAAACTACTGCTACTAACTGGGTTGCATTGGCAAAGATTGATGCTTTAAAAGGTGGATTTGTACCTGCATTAGCATTCAAATAAGGATATAGGAGGATTATATTTATGTTGATTACTGAAAGTATTGATGAATTATTAACCCCAGCAAATATTGAGTTAGAAGTGTAT